TTTAAGTTTGGTGAGACATCTGAATCAGTAACCGAAAAACTATACGAAAGAGACCTAATATTAAAATATAAGAAGCAAAACCATGAGCAAGAAGAAAATTAAAGAAGCAACAATAGAAGCCCCAGCTAAAGATATAAAAACTCTAAAAGCTACTAACGCCATCGATAAGGATGATGTTGTTAAGATTGTTGATGATAAACCATTAACTTCTACTATAGCTGAAACAGACGTAGATGCTGTTATAGAACCACAAGATACTGAAACTATTAAATATCTTTCAAATATGAAAGACATGTACACTGGTGAGGTATCAAGACCATTCACAATAAATGATAAACAATATCAAATGGTTAGAGGTATTACACCATCTAAAGAGGTTGTACCAGCTGTTTATTGTTTAGATGATGTGAATGAGGCTGGTGATAATATAATTCACTCAGTGGATTATTTTGAGGAAAATATAGCAAACAAAGCAATAACTGAAGATTCATATGATTACGCTAGTGCTGAAAGAGAATATCATAACAAAGAAGAGTTGATGGATTATTTAAACTTAGCGGATTTAGTTGGGTTTAAACATTTTTTTGTTAATCTTGACTCTGGTGATGTTGTTGGTAAATTTAAAAATACTGTTGATATGGTTAAGTCTGGTATTAAGTTAGGTGATAGAGAAGATTATATGACAGTAAAAGCTTTAAAGAGATTTAGACTTGGTGAGTATTTTAAAAATAGTGATAATGAGATTAACGAAGATGAGTTATCTGACGCTGCTGATTCAACTAATTTAGGTAAACTTAAATCTGATGTCAAAAAATTAACAAATTTGATAAAAACTAAATTTAGTATCTATCTTAATAAATTAGATAAACCAATTGAACAAGCTCAATTCTTAACTTCAATGGCACAAGAGATTGGTGTACCATTAAATAAGTTGAGTAGTATCATAAATACATTTAAGGAAATTTCTAAAGATGATGTTATACCAGTTAGTGAATCAAAAATCATTAAGAAAAAAGATTTAATGGAATCAATTGAGAACTCCATTAAACCTAAAGTAATTAAAACAATTAAAATTAAAGATATAAAATAAACCATGAGTGATTATAAAAAATTAGTTGAGGGTGTATTGAATAAGATTAAGAATAACGCTACATTAAATGAGGGTATTTCTTATCCAGAAGGTATGACTGAAAGAATGGATTCTGTTCTAGAGGCAGAGTTAAAGTCTCAAAACCATTCATTAGGTAAACACCCTATTTTTCCTGAAGGTGATGAGTGTTCTTTTGAAGAAAAGATAATGCTTGAGCGTTTTAGTAATGTTGTTAAACAATACAAAAGGGCTCACGATGTTGATTCTGTGAATGTTAATAGCGTTAAAAAAGAAATGTTACCGTTAGTTTATGAAACTATGGGTATTGAAGCTAAACATAAAAAGGAGTTGGTTGAGTTGGCTGTTAATATGGTTAGGGAAGAATATGATATGGGTGATGATATTGTTGATATCGATGCTAAGATAGTTAACAAAATCACAATGGATGGTTTGGTTAAGAATATTAAACCAACGACAGCTGAAGGTGTTCAGTTTGAGAGTCATGATGAGATTGTAAGTGCAAACGAAGAAGTGTATAAAAGAAGGTTTATTAATGCTATGATTCAAGGGGCTGCTAAGAAGTGTAACCATATGTTCCATATGATTGATGAGGAATTAACAAATATAGACCCAAGATTACCAAACAAGTATAGTAAGATGATGTCTTCGGCTGATTACATGTATTATGTAATACCAAAGATGGAAAAGGGTTTTACTGGTGGTATGGTAAGAGTTGATTTTGATGGTGGGAAACCTAAAATAATAGCTGAAGCTATTACATTACCAGTATTAATACACGAATTAGTTAAAGGTGTTATGGAAATATTATCAGCACATGGTTTACCTAAAGATAAGATGATAGGTGAGTATGTTATTGGTAAAGCAGATTTTTTAGCTGCTGAACCATGGGATATGAGGTTAGGTCCAGCTTTATGGGAACGTTTTACTGCTATGATAGAACCTGATGATTTCCATTTAAAACATCATATCTATTCAGAATTAGTTTCTTTACCAGTTAAAGAATTTAATGTTAAGATGAGAGAAATTATGGGTGGAACTAATTCTGGTAAAAAGATAATAAAAGATATTGTTGATGATGTTAAGAATGATTTAAAGGACGATGATTTTAACACAGCAATGAGTGAGTTATCTATCACACCAAAAAATTCTGACGATAATGATGGTTTTTCTTGGGATGATATTGACCCTAACGGTGATGACGATGATGGTGGGTTTGATTGGGATGATATTAATCCTTTTATCTAAAAACCTAAAAACCACTATTTTATAGTAGTTTTACTCTTATTAGCATATTTATAGGTAAAGAATATGCTAACCACAGAAGAAATATTTTCGGAATACATTAAATGTATTGAAAGTCCTATATATGCTATAGAGACTTACTTAGAAACATTTGATAAGACTCAGGAAGGTTTCGTACCTTTTAATTTGTTTGTTAGACAAAAAGAAATCATATATGATTATGAGAAGTTTAGATTTAATCTAGTAACTAAACCAAGACAGGCTGGTATATCAACGACCACACAAGCCTATATGGCTATTAAAACAGCTTTTGCTGACCCCAACAACCCAGAAACAATTGTAATCATTGCCAATAAATTAACATTAGCTAAGAAATTCGCTAAGGGTATTAAGGATTATGTTGCTCAATTACCAAGATGGGTTTGGGGTGATGAATATTATGGTTCAAAAGAAAAAGAAGCTAAGAGTATTTTTATTAAGGATTCACAGATTGAAATTGTTTTACCTAACGGTTCAACTATAGTTGCAGTAGCAACATCAACAGATGCGTTACGTGGATATACACCTACGTTCTTAATTTTTGATGAGGCGGCCTTCGTTGATAACGGTGCTGAATTATATTCAGCAGCTATTACCTCACTAGGTACTGGGGGTAAAGCAACACTTATTTCAACACCAAATGGTTATGATTCATTGTATTATAAAACATACGAACAGGCTACCCAGAAATTAAATGATTATAATATCATAGAATTAAAATGGTATCAAGACCCTCGTTATAATAAAGACCTTAAGTGGGAGAAGGGTGATGAGATAATTAAAGAGGTTGAATTCACTTTACAATCATTTGAGAAAATGGTTAAGGATGGTTATAAACCATCATCTACATGGTATGTGGATATGTGTAAGGGGATGAACAATGATAAGAAAAAGATAGCACAAGAGCTTGATGTATCTTTCTTAGGTTCAGGTGGTAACGTTGTTGATGATGAATTTATTGAATTCCACGTTAAAAATAATGTTATGGACCCTAAGTTTGTTGATAAGTCGTATTTTGACGGTAATAGTGGTTTAGTATGGGTTTGGGCTGAACCAGTTGCAGGTCATAAATACATAATGGGGGCCGATGTTTCCAGAGGTGATGGAACCGATTATTCAACATTTACGATTATAGATTTCACAACAATGGAGCAAGTGGTAGAGTATCAAGGTAAGATACCACCAGATTTATTTGCTGAAATATTAGAAAAATATGGTTTATTATATAACGCATATTTGGTTGTTGATAATATTGGTGTTGGTAATACTGCTGTTAGTAAAATGGTTGAATTGAAGTACCCTACATTACATTATGATGAAAAGGGTAATACTAAGACAGCTGGGTTTAATATAAATGGTGTTAGGTTAAATTTAATATCAAATTTAGAAGAAAATGTTAGAAATAATAGTATAGCTATTAGGTCTAAAAGGGTTACGAATGAAATGAAGACGTTTATCTATAAAAATGGTAGACCAGACCACATGGAAGGGTATAACGATGACTGTTTAATGTCATTAGGTATGTGTTTATGGGTTCTTGAATCATCTTTCAAAAAGCTAACAAAGTTAGAAAATCAGACCAAAGCAATGTTAAATTGTTGGGTTGGTGGTGCAGGGTCAACAAGTAGGTTCGAAAAAATGGAAGACCATGGGTCAGGTTTTGTACCTAAAAACCAAAAAGGTAAGGGTGCTTTACCTAAACCTAATTTTAGTCCAGTAGTGGCTAAAAACATGCAAGACCCTGATGGTAAATTCTTGTGGTTATTCAGTGGTTCTAGATGATTAATGGAAAATTTTTGCACTTAAGGGTCTTATAATAGAAAATTTTTGCACTTAAGGTATTTTTAGGGTCTTATAATGTAAATTTTTTGTTGTTATTCGGTATCTCTAGATAATTATATAGTAGAATATATAACTAAAATAAAAAAACTTAAAACTTAAAACAATGGGACTTAAAGGAGATAAAATTTTTACACTGAAAACCTACGGTAGTAATTTATACAAATGGGCACCAATACCTAATTTACCAAATAAAAACGGCCAAAAAGGTGGTAAACAACCATTTTTTTGTACAGCACCTCCAGGTTCACAAGGTGAAGATTGGATAACTGGTTATATGTATACTTTAGTAGTTACTAATGGTCAACAACATAAATATGCTTATGTTGAGTGTGGATATGTTCAATAACCCTTTATTTTTTAAAAAAAAGGGTTATAATAGTTAAAAAAAGATTATGGCAGATAAAAAGAATTTAACAATATTTCAAAAATTAGGGCAAGTATTAGGACCTAATGGTGTTAGGGTTAGACCACAACCATCACAAACCAATAAATATAGTATTGGGAGTGGGGAGTTATTTAAAACTGATAACAAGGGTGATTACGATAAAGCTAAACTACAGGCCCAACAAAATAAATATTTGGGTCAAATGTGGAAGAAAGTTGAAACTGGTTTGTTTCAACAATCAATTAGTTATGAAACAACTCGTATTGGTTCATATTCTGATTTTGAAGCAATGGAGTTTTACCCAGAGATTGCAGCTGCGTTGGATATTATGATGGAAGAATCTACCACTCTAAACGATAATGGTATGATAATGAATATCTACTCAGAGAGTGATAGGGTTAAGGGTATACTTGAAGATTTATTTTTCAATAGATTAGATTTACATACTACGTTACCAATGTTTACAAGAAATACTTGTAAATACGGTGATAATTTTGTGTATTTGAATATTGATGATAAAAACGGTATTATAGGTGCAAAACAAATGCCTAATTATGAGATGGAAAGAAGGGATGCTGGTTTATTTGATATGATTGCTGGTAACGGTAATGAAGATAAACCTAATAGTGATAAAGTTAAGTTCTATTGGAGAAGTAGAGATGTTGAATTCAATTCATGGCAAATGGCCCATTTCAGATTATTGGGTGATGATAGAAGATTACCATATGGTACAAGCGTTCTAGAAAAAGCTAGAAGAATATGGAAACAGTTATTGTTATCTGAAGATTCAATGTTAGTTTATCGTGTAACTAGAGCACCTGAAAGAAGAGTTTATAAAGTTTTCGTTGGTAACATTGATGATGCGGATGTGGGGGCTTATGTGAATGAGATTGCTGATAGGTTTAAAAGGATGCCAATTATTGACCCTCAAACAGGTCAAATGGATTTAAAATACAATCAATTATCTAACGACCAAGATTATTTCATCCCAGTTAGAAGTGAGGATGCCCCTAACCCAATTGATACTTTACCTGGTGCAACCAATCTAGACCAGATAGCGGATATTGAATATTTACAAAGGAAATTAGTAACAGCTTTAAGAGTACCTAAAACCTTTTTAGGTTTTGAAGAACCTACGGGTGAAGGTAAGAATTTAGCATTACAAGATATTAGATTTTCTAGAACGATTAATAGAATACAACAATCTATGTTACAAGAATTAAACAAGATTGCTATTATTCACTTATACATTTTAGGTTTTGAAGAAGACTTAGATAATTTTACATTAACACTTAATAACCCATCAACTCAAGCTGAAATGCTTAAGATTGAACATACTCAACAAAAAGTTACCCTTTATAAAGATGCGGTTTCTGATGCTGGTAACGGTTTTGCTGCTATGTCTATGACAAGAGGTAAACGTGAGATACTTGGTATGTCTGATGATGAAATCAAACAAGACTTACTTGAGCAACGTATGGAGAAAGCTGCTGCATCTGAATTAGAAAACACATCTAATGTTATTAAACATACTGGTATGTTTGATGTTGTGGATAGGGTTTATGGTGATTTCCAAGCTGCATTAAACGGTACACCAAGTGAAGGTGAGGGTGAAGATGGTGAAGGTGGTGCTGGTGGTGGTGGTGGCCTAGGTGGTTCATTCGGTGGTGGTGGAATGGGTGAGGAAGATTTAGACTTTGGTGATGAAGCTGACAGTGAAGCTGACAGTGAAGCTGGTGGTGAAGCAGACCTTGGTGCAGATATAGAAGGTGGTGCAGAGGCTGAGGCTGAAGTAGGTGCTGATGCTGAAACACTTGGTGAAGGTGTTAAAAGGGTTAATAAGGTCCTTACTGAAAGAAAACAGATACTATCTGATAATTTAAATAAAAGAAATAAAAAGTATCAAAATATCTTTATTAATAGATTGGTTGAATCGATTAAGTCAGATGTTAAAGAGGTAGGGAATAAAACTAAAATATACGATAAAAACGTTAAAATCAATGAAGGTGTAACTAATATGGTTAAAGAAATTGATGATATGTTGGATGAAGATTAATTTTTAACGTTAATTACGATATTTATAATAAAACAAACAAGATATGCAAAACTTTGGTAAAATTAAAAACACATTCAACAATATATTAGTTGAGAGTATGATGACTAAAGATGCTGATAAAAAAGCGTTATTCAGTAAATACATCAAATCAATAAAAGAAAACGAAGTATTAAAAACACAATTTTTAGTTTACAATAACATTGAAACTAAGGTAGAGAAAAATGAATTAAGAGCTACTGAATTCGTTAAAGAATGTATAGCTTTATTCAATGGTTTTGATAAAGTTGTTATAGCTGAAGCAAATACTAAATTAATGGGCCTTATTTCTTCTGAAAAAAGTGTAGAAGAATACGGTGATTCACAATTACATGAAAGTATTTCAAAATTGATTTTCGAGAAAAAATCAGCTAGTAATTTAGACTCAGTATTAGAAGCACAATCATATATTGTTAATCATATTATGAATAACGAACCTAAGATGGTTAGTGAAAAAATAGACTTACCAATGAGTATGGTATCATCAATGTTTGTTGATACCTACAATAAGAAATATGAGACTTTAACTGAGTCTGATAAGAAAGTTTTAAAAGTGATAATCGATTCAACTGATGCTGAAAAAGTAGAATTATATTCTAACATTATTAGAGAGTGTATTGATTTAATTGACGCTAAATTAGTTGAGGCTGATTTAGAATCTAAGGATAAATTACTTAAAGTTAAAGATAAATTATTAAATGATACAAAAGAAATAAATGAAGATTTCATTGGTAAAATATCTAAATTAGTTGATTTAAAAAGTGGTTTGATTGAGAACTAAAATGTTATGGTAACAGATAAAAAGAAAGATAGTATTTTTAGTAAACTGGAAAGGTTCACCATTCCAGCAATACTTGTTTTGACCTTCACAATTGGGGGTGTTTATGCTGTTCAAACACAGACTATAAATCACCATAGTGAAGAGATAAATAAATTAAAAGAAGAAAATAAAAAGACTAATTCGAAGGTTAATGAAATAGAAAAGGTTCCTATTAAGTACGATGAACAAATAAAAAACTTAGGAGTTAAAATGGATGATTTCACAAGTACCACTAACGAAAATATTAGAGATTTAAGACTTAGTATTGAAAGAAGTAATGAATTACTAATTAAAACTTTAGAAAGAAAAAGGTAAAAAAAAATGAAAAACTTGATTTCTTTATTATTAGTAACTTTATTTTTTGGGTGTGTGAATAATGAGCCTACAACACCAATTCCAGATTCGTACACTGCCGAAAATATCACATATGCGAATGTGTATAGTGATTTAATTGAACTTAAAAAAAAATACGAAGCAGTTGTTACTGAAAATGTAGAATATCGTATCGAAATTCAACAAAAAATAGCACTTATTGATACTCTGTTAGCTAAGACCGTTAAATACCAAAACAAATATATTGAATTAACTATCATTAATGATGAGATTAAAGACTTAGCTAATATGAATGAGAAGTTAGTTAGGATAGTAACTGAAGAGAATGAATCTATTAAATTAAAAAATGATTCAATGTTAGTTATTTTAAATGAAGAACAAGACCTTAAAGATAAAGCTTTAAGTGAGAATAAGAAATTAAAGAGAGTAATACGTGACGCTGATAAGATAATAGTAACTGGTGTTAAGATTACCCCATATAATTCTTATAGGGGTTTTTTTAGTAGTAAAACTAAACAAGATGTAACTTATAAAGCTGATAAAATAAAGAGTATTGTTATATCATTTGTGGTACCACATAGTACAATTTGTAGTAAAGGTAAATATGACTTATCAATTATGGTTTATAGTACCCCTGGAAATAAGTCACTACAAGAAATAGTATCTATAAACTATACTGGTGCTGAAATACCAATTAGTGTTAAATTTGATGATAAGAGTTTAATCTATACAAAGGGGTCCCATAAGGTATTAATCAAATCAAATGGTATCGTGGTTTACGAGGATGTTTTAATCCTAGAATAACCAGGTATTGACTTATTCAAAAAAATTGCCTATACTTGTTTAAAATACCAGGTATTATGAAAAAAGGCAAAGAACTAAAAATCAATAAATTCAACAACTATAAGATAACTTACGGTAGTGTTGATAATAAGAATTCAAAAGCTATCTATATAAAGATATGTGCGTGGGGTGACCCTAAGCTTGATGATGACTTGACTTACAATAGAATCATTAGGAATATAACTAAAACAATCAAACAAAATTTGTTTAATAAATTTAATGATGATGTTGATTGTGAATTTATAATAAAAAGAACTATAGTTGACTTGGATATGAGAGTGTCGGGGGTTAGATATGGTAAGAAGAGTTTCACCAATTGTGATGTTACTTTATTTTTAAATGATGAAGTACCTGTAAATTCAGATATTATAAGGCCAAAACTAGATGAGGTAACAGAACTAATTGTTGGTTGTTTAGAGGATAATAAATATTTTACTTTTTATAAGCGAAAGTAATCCACACATATTAAACTAAAAAGCCTCATTATGAGGCTTTTTTATTTTACTCATATATTTATAACATATATACATATAACTATATGAGCATGGATTCAAATGATATTAAAGTATTAAAAGCTGGACAAACAGGTTTCGGTTTTTTAATCGAACAGGACGCTGGGTATATTTCTCCAGATGAACCTAGAAACCAACCATTCATTAATGAGATAAAAAAATTGGATAACGGTAGTAAACTAGCGATAGTTGAACCGTTGGTTGTTTATGTAGTATTACAAAAATACGGTATCTTAAATAAGAACGGTAGAATATACCCAGAAGCAATCCTAAGAGAACAAGATAGGTTATATCAACAAGCTATTATAGAAAGAAGAGCTGTTGGTGAATTAGACCATCCAGAATCATCAGTAATCGCTGGTGATAGAATATCACATAATATTATTAAAACATGGTGGGAAGGTCACACACTTATGGGTCAGATGGAAATCTTGATGACTCCTGGGTTTATTAATTTTGGTATCGTATCAACTAAGGGTGATGAGGTAGCAAACTTATTAAGAAATAGAATTAAAATTGGGGTATCATCTAGAGGTGTTGGTTCATTAAAAGAAGGTAAAGATGGTAGTCAAATTGTACAAGATGATTTCGAAATAATCTGTTGGGATGTGGTAACTGCCCCATCAACACCAGATGCATGGATATTTAGAAATAGAGAAGAAGGTAAAAGATACGTTGAAAACGTTGAGAAAAAAGCAACACCACTTAATGAAAATCTAGATAGATTTTTAGGTTAATATTTTTTTTTTAATTTTTTTTACACAAAAAACGATTTTTGGTAAAATAACGAATATTTATTACATAACAGGGGGATTGTATCTTCCTTATTATTTATCTAATAAATTGAATAAATAAACAATTAATAAAATGAGTGAAAAAAAATCAATACTTGAAGAAGCCCTTTTGGATATAAACAAAATCCAAGAAGCTTTAAATGCCAACACAAAAGAAATACTTCGTTCAGTTGCGAAAGAAGAAATTGATAGTGTGGTTAAGGAATCAATTCTAAAAGAAGAAGATTTCGAAGAAGAAGATTTAGGCACTGATATTGATGCGGCAATTGCAGAACCAGAAATTGGGGCTGATGTTGATGCGGCAATTGATGGAGAAGAATCGACTGATGATATGAGTGATATTGTAGGCTCTGAAGAAGTGGTAGATGCAGCGATTGCAGAACCAGAAATCGGAATGGACGCTGATGCGTTAAACGGAGACACTATAGATATGACTGCATCTTCTGATGATGACGTTATTGCCATTTACAAGAAATTGTCTGGTGATGATGAAATCGAAATCGTAGGTGACGAAATACATTTAAATATTTCAGAACCAGGAGAATACGTTGTTAAAACTAACGATGTCGTAGGTGGTGAAGCTGATGCTGTTGAAGCAGATGTTGATACTGACGGAGTTTCAGTTGCAGATTTAGGTGACTTAGTTGATGATTTGGGTCCAGAGGACGCAGGTGTTGAAGCTGGTACTGAAGATGATTCTGAAGTTGATTACGAAATCGAAATGGGTGATGACAATGAAGAAGGTGAAGAAGTTGAAGGTGGTGAGGAAGAAGAAGAAGAAACTGAAGAACTACAAGAAGCAATTCCAGTAGGTTTAGCACAATCAAAAAGACTTCCTGGTAAGGCTGACATTGGTCAACCAAGAGGTGCAGGTGCACAAAACGAATCAGTTAAATCTAAAGCTAACTTAATATCTGAAGCTGACTACAAAAAACTAGTAAAAGAATCAAATAACCTAAAAACAGAAAATGAAGAATTCAGACAAGCTTTGAAAAAATTCAGAGGTATGTTGGTAGAAACTGTTGTGTTTAATTCAAATTTAACTTATGTAACTAAGTTATTTATGGAGCATTCTACAACTAAAGCTGAAAAGCAATCTATCATGGGAAGATTTGATAATGAAGTTTCTAATTTAAAAGAATCTAAAAAGTTATACAAAGCTATTGCTTCTCAATTAACTGACAGAAAACCAGTTAACGAATCAGTAGAAAATAAAATTACAAAAGAGGTTGCTACCAGTACATCTAAACAATTAAACGAATCTACTGCGTATGTTGACCCTTCAACAAAGAGAATCATTGACTTGATTAACAGAGTTGAACAAAAATAATAAAAATAAAAAACAAATAAAAAACAAATTATGTCACATTTATTAACATCAGGAGAAGTTGGTAGTATCGGTATGAACCATATGAAAGCTATCCGTAAAGAAACACAATCAAAATGGGAAAGTTTAGGATTTCTTGAAGGTCTAAAAGGACACGTAAAAGAGAATATCGCTCAATTATATGAGAACCAAGCTTCTACATTATTAAACGAATCTACAACAACACAATCATCTGGTTCTTTCGAAACAGTTGTATTCCCTATTGTAAGAAGAGTTTTCTCTAAATTATTAGCTAACGACATCGTGTCTGTACAAGCTATGAACATGCCAATTGGTAAATTGTTCTATTTCGTACCTCAAACTTCTAGCCGTGTTGACGCTGCTGGTGTTGCTGGTAACGATTACAACCAAACTGCTGCTTCAGACGTTTATGGTACTACTTATTCTGCACACACTTCAATGGGTGCTAATGGTTTACCTGAGTGTGTGAACTCTGCAAACTGTGCGGTTACTCCTTTTCAAGCTAAAAACTTGTATGATGCATTCTACAATGACGGTTTATTCGACAACTCTAAAGGTACGTTGACTATCGTTACTGGTGGATGGAACGCATGGGCTCTTGGAACTGATGGTCAATACACAATTATCGCTGACGGTGCTCAATTAGCTACGGCTACTGACGGTTCTGTAAGAAGTGTTGTTATTGGTATCACTGGTTTCACTCCAGGTGCAACTAACAAAGCTGTTATGACAGGTGCTGATGGTAACCAAATGGATACTGAATCTTTCTTAGCTTCTTTACACGTTATTTCTGCAAATAATATCTTAGACCAAGATGGTAACA